CCTGTCCCAAACATACCACGCGAAGGCCGCACGAAGGGAGACGGCACCACCGGCTCCGGCTCGGGCTGGACGAACAGATCCTGCACCGGCGGCGCAGGGGCCGGGATGAACGGCAGCGGATCAAAGTATGCCGGCAGCGGCGGCTCAACGGACGGAATCATCGGGATGAACGGCGGCGGCTCGACAAACGGCGCGGGCTGCGGCGGCGGCGCAAAATCGTAGACCGGCGGCGCGGTGACGGGCGCATCCTGCATCGGCACCGGCATGATCGACTCAACACCCTGCGCGGCAGGCGCGGGGAGCGCCTCACTCTTGGCCGGCAGGGTTTGGTCAAAAGGGAGCGAGAAGCCCCCCATGTAGGGCTGCGGCAGCGGCAGGAACATCGGCGCCGGCTGCGGAAGAGGCTGCGGCTCGCGCGTGCCCGTCATGTCAAAGCTGGGGCTACCGCCGGCGTACATCATCGGCTCGCCCGGCTGCGGAGCCATCTGCGGCGGCCGTATGGGCTGCGGCCTCATCTGCGGCGCCGGTTGCGGGGCAGGCAGCGTCTGCGGCGGCTGCTCCGGTTGGAAAAAGTCCTCGAACATCTGACGTCTGCGGCGCATCCGGGCGCCCATGCCGCCTCTACGGCCGCCGCCGAAGCCGCCGCCGAACATCGACGTCGCCGCGAACGGGTTGAAGGCCGGGCCGCCGTAGTACTGCTGCGAGAAATACTGCCCGAAAAGGTCGTTCACGGTCGGCTGGAACTGGGGCATCGGCGAGGGCCGCTGATAGCCGCCGAAGCCGCCGAACCCACCGAAGCCTCCGCCCATGTCGAAGCCGCCGAACTGCGTGCCGTAGCCGCCGCCGTAGGGCGAACCGTAGCCGCCCCCGAAGCCGCCGAAGCCGCCCATGCCGGCGAAGTCGCGGCTCGCGTCGAAGCCGCCGCCATAGTTAGGACCAAACCCCATCCCGGTGTGGCCGACCATGCCACCTCCCATCATGGGAGGTTGGGCAAACTGTCGTTGCCCAGAGAATGCGTTGCTCATGGTTAGACGGCCTCCGCGCCGCTTGCGTAAATCGTGATGAGATTGCTGCCGCTGCCCTTCACTTGGATGGTGTCGCCAGCGTTCAAGATCTGCAACCCGGTCCAACGGTAAACGGTATTGGCATCAATGCCCAGGTTCGAGATGATCTCGTATGCAGCGCCTGCCGTCTGCCCAGATGGAACAATCGCCACGTATGCGTGTTCCTTTCCGCTGTGCGTGTTGCACAGGTTGATGTCCTTGATGTACGCGCGCTTGTCAGCTGGGCAGGTGTAGATCGTCGTGTACGATGTCGTCAACTGCCCGCGCCCGAGGCGCAAACCTACGATGTCTTGAAATTCTGCCATTACGGCGGCCCCAGCCAATGCAGGACATTAAGACTGTGCACCGCAGGAATCACCTCGCGGTTCACCTTGTCGAGCTGCGTGAAGTAGAGCCGATTCTGCGAGTTCACCTGGTTGTGGTACTGCGGCGCGTAACCGCCCGGCGCGAGGTTGGGATTAGGCGCGACGAAGGGATTGAGCTCCTTCATGCGTCACACCATCGGCGCCGGCGGCATCTGCGGCTGCACGGGCTGCATCTCAAAGGGCACGATCTCCGGCACCACCGGGCGCTGCTCCGACGGCGACGCCACGCGCGGCCGCTCGGTCATGGCACGGATGGCGTCAAGGTCGAGCTGCGTCCCGTACTTCAACTGCACCTCGTAGGCGCGCAGCATGAGCTCCGCCTCCTGCTTGTCGCGCGCGCGGTCGTCCTCGAGGAGCATCTGCTGGCGCTTCATCTCGAGCTCGGCCTGCTTGTTCTGGATGTCCGCCATGATCTTCTGCTGCTCGACCTGGGCGAGAATCTGCGCCGGGTCGGGCGGCGGGGGCGGCGGGGGCGGCTGCGGGGGCATCATGGCCGGGTTCAAGAAGAACTCGTCGGCGTTCCTGAAGCCGGAGAACTCGGTCAGCTTGGCGAGCGTGTTGCGGTACTGCTGCGGCGTCACGAGCGGGTTCATCGGGCCCATCGTCTGGAGGATCTGCTCCTGCTTCTGCGCGATGGATGTCAGGACCGCGACCTTCTGCTCCTCGGTGCCGCCGCCGAGCGCGACGTCTACGTCGACGTCCATCGTCGAGTTCCAAGAGCGCGGGTCGATGGGCACCCATTGGTTGCGAAGGCGCACCACCCGCGGGCGGTCTTGGTTCTCCACGACCAGCTTGAGAATGCCCTTGAACAGGGCGCGCATCCCGGTCTCTGCAAAGACTCGGGCGATCAGCTCAAGATGCTGCTGCGCGGCGCTGACGGTCGCGGCGACAGCCGCGCGGGTGGTGCTCTGGAGCGCGCCCGCGTCGAGGCCCATCGCAGCCTTCGACATCCCGGTGCGCGTCTCACGCACCTGGTCGAGGTACTCGAGCATCGGGAACGCGGCTTGGCCCACAAAGGGCACGCTGAAGGCTTGGACCGCGCCGGGCTGGCGCATACGGATGACGCCACCGACCTCGGTGTTGAGGACATCGTCCATGTTGGCCTGCCCCTCGACCACGCCCACCCGGGGGTGGATGGCGAGCGAGAGCGAGTCCATCATGTTGCGCATCACGGCCGACTTGATGCGCTGGAGGTCCGCGGTCATGTCGAAGATCGAGAGGCCGATGAGCGCGTGCGGCTCGGGGTCGGGGCAGAAGGTCGCAAACGGCTTATGCGAGCACGGCTCGTTCATCACCATCTTGTAGCCGGGGCCGATGGTGCAGACCTTGCGCAGCTCGGCGATGCCGTCGCGGTCGTAGTCGACGCGCACATACGCCTCGACATAGAGCACGCGCTTGTCGTCCTGCGTGCCGCCCGGGCCGTAGGACTCGGCGTAGGGGTTGCGCGCGATGTATTCGTCGTTCGTGTCGAGCTCGAAGGCGCCCATCTGCGAGCGCACCTCCTCCTCGTCGTAGCCGAGGGCCACGAGGTCGGAGACGCGCATCATGCGACGGTGCGCGACCAGCGTCGCGTCCTCCACCGAGCGCGCGCGGCGGTCGATCAGGAACTCCTCGGGCGGAACGGCCTCGACGACCACGCGGCCGTCCTTGAACTCACGCTTGAGCTCGACCGAGTAGATCTGCGGCGCCGGCGGCGGCAGCCCCGTCGTCGGGTCCACCACGGGCGCGCCCGTCATCGGGTCCACCGGGGGCTGGTACGCCGGGTCATCCATCGACTGGATGGCGCTCCCGACCACGCCGGGCTCGTTCAAGAGCACCGTCAGCGACGACTCGTCGAGGCCGCTGAAGTGCTCGGTCTTGATCTCGACCTTCTCCTCCCAGTAATACTTGGCGATGCCGAGCGCACCGCGCAGCGCGTCCTTGAAGACGCTGTGGCAGAGCAGGAAGCCGTTGTTGTCCTGCGTGAAGATGAAGTTCACATAGTCCGTCGCCTGCTCGGCGGCCGCGGTGTCCTCCGGGCCGCGCGGGACGAACTGCACCACCTTCTTCGAGCCGAAGAACACCCGCATCAGCGAAGGCATCACACCGTTGATGGTGTCGCGCACGTCGGTTGAGACGACCTGCGAGCGCCCCTCCTCCTCGTTGCCGAAGGGCTCGCCGCGGTAGTACTGGATGGCGCGCGCGCGGACCGGCGAGAGCTCCGAGTCCACGAACGAGGTGGCATCGGTCAGCTCGGAGCCGACCAGCGACTCAAGCTCCGAGTCGTCCATCGGCTCGCGCAGCCCGAGGGCCTCCTCGGTCTTCTCGATCATGGAACCGTCAGCGTTATACATGAAACCGGCACCCGTGCCGAAGTTAGGGATATACCTATTCTCTCGCCAAAAGTGCCGCCATCTGGTCGGCCGTGACAGAAACAAGCCACGCCTCGCGGTCCTTGACGCCGAAGGACATCACGAACCCGTCGCCGTGCGGCGCGAGGCCCGCGCAGAACTCGACCTGCTCGCCGCGGAAATAGAACTCCCGCCCGGCGCGGATCGGCTCCAGGTTCTCGCCGTAGCGCACCGCGCGGTGCGTGTAATACACCCGGTTCCGATGCTTGCGCCGCTGGTGGACGATGCCGACGAGGCCGCCCTCGAAGGGCACGATCTGCGAGCCACCGGACCATCCCTCGAGGTCAGGGAAGTACCCGATGTGCGTGCGCTTGGGCGGCGACACCTCATACGCCTCGGCCACATGGTGCGAGTAGACATACCCGAGCCGGTCGCCGCGCACGCACGGCATCCAGTTCTTCTCGGTCGGCCGCCCGTGCGGACTGTGCAGGACCTGCATGACATCGACGCGCCGCGCGCCGTCCAAGCGGCAGAGCACCATCGTCGTGCGCACCCGCGCGCCGTGGTGCAGCCCCGTCGCCGTGAACCACCACGCGCCGCCCTGCCAGAAGAGACGCGCGTCCTCGATGCCGTGCTCGCAGACCGGGCGGCCGCGGCGCAGGTCGACGTCATCGACGAACACCGGCGCGCCAGGCTCAAGATTTGAGCCTATGGGCACGAACCAGTTGCGGGTATTCGGCGCCGGGTCGCCGCGGAACCAGATGCCGTCCTCCTCGCCGAGCTCGTAGTTGACCGTGCGGACAATGCACGCGAGATTCCCCGCGCCATCCGCGGCGATGGACGGGTTGCAGGGCGCGTATACCTCGCCCGGTATCTCTATGCGCCGGAAGGCCGACGCCGGGAGCTGGTCGAGTAGGACTAGGCCGCCCGCCGGGAAGGCGCAGCCGGCGGGGGCTTCCCGCCGCCCTTCGGCGGCTCCGGCGGCTCCGGCTTCTGGGACTTGCTCGGCGGGGCCTTCCGGTCGAGGCGGCGCTGGAACAGCGCGACGTCGCTTGGCTTTAGCATTCATCGTCTCCTCACATGTGGATGGTCGAGGGCATCGGAACGGGCAAATCCTGCGTCGCCTGCGCGACAAGCGGCGGCACCACCGTCAAGACCCGCAGGTGCGGCAAAGCGTACCACTCGAGCAAGATATCGACCGGCGTGTTGGCGGGCTTGGTGTACGCCTGCAAGGTCGGGACCGCGCGCCGGCGGTGCCAGATGGCCGCCGTGCAGAGCGGGTACTTGATCTCCCACAGGTTCGCCGACTCCTTCTTCGCCGGCTTCTGGTCCGTGCAGCACGAGTTCAGATACACGAGGTCGCACCAGTCGGGCGTCTCGGCGCGTATCTGCGCGAAGCGCTGCTGGAAGTCGTCCGGTAAGAGGATGTCGTCCTCGAATATCACGAACTCCTCGTGCCCCTCGCGCCACGCGATCTGCCACGCGATGTGCCACGACAGCACCAGACAGGTCGCGCCGCGGGTCACGAAATAGTCCGAGTGCATCGGGATCTCGGACTTCACCTGCATCGTCTTGCCGAAGATGCCCTGAATGAAGTCGAGCTCGATGCCGGCCTTCGCGGCCTGCGCCTTCGCGTGCTCAGTGCGCTCCGGCGTCTCGGCGAGCGTGATGCAGTAATACTTCATGCCTCCCTCTCAAAGAAGAGCAGCGTCGGGCGGCCCCAACTCGACCCCTGCCGCTTGTCCGTGTCGCGGAATTTCTGCGACAGCAGCCAGTCACACTTGAACCCGTACTCGTAGAACCTGTCCACCCAATACTCCGTCGTCTGCTCGTTCACGTGGTGATGCCCACCCTGCCCCGGCAGCGCGTGGCACATCAGCACATAGCGGCACCGGCGGAGCGTGGCGAACCAGTGCGGCTCACAGCGCCGCTCGACGTGCTCCACGAACTCGGTGCAGATGCCGAGGTCATACTCCCGCCCCGGGTCATACGGGCCGCGCTCGTAGTCGTGCTGGACCATGATGTCCTTGACCGGACTCTCGGAGAGCGCCACCGGATGGCCCTCGACCCCGCGCGCGTCAAACCCGAGGTCGTGCCACCAGCGGATGTTGTGGCCCATCCCGGCGCCGACGTCGATCACCGACCGGATGCCGTAGGCGAGCGCGAGATACCCCCAGATGTCGGGCATCCACGTCGCGCGGTCGCCCTCTGGGATGTAGCCGCCCAGGTGCTCGATGGTCATACCACTCCCCGGATCTGCCGCTTCACCGCTTTGGTCCACGTCGGCGCATACGCGCCGCTCCCGGTCGCCGCCTCACTCGCAAACGTCAGCACGAAGGCATCCGCCACGTCGGGCGAGGCCAAGCCGCGGCGCTTCATGTCGTCCTTGCTCTCCAGCTTCAACTTCCCGTTCGACATGAACGAATAGCGCGGCGACGATAACTCATTCACGAGCCGCTCGTCACGCGGCAACTTGCAGTCGCGCGCCTGCAGCCACGCCTTCGCCTTCGACCAGAGCTCGGCGCGCAGGTTGGCGTACTGCCCCTTGAAGGCGGGCGACTCGCCGACGTTGATGCCACGCGCCGGCAGCCTCAACTCCCGCAGCCGGTCCACCACGCCCGCGCCCAAGCCGATGCTGTCGACGAGAATCTCGGCCGGGCGGTCCTTCGGGTCGGTCGTGTCCCACTCGTGCATCACCGCGCCCGTCAGCGCCATGAGGTCAAGGCTCTTCCAGGTCTTGACCGCGCCCAGCACGACATTCCCCTGCCGGCGGCAGAGCGCCGAGGAGTCCGTCCCGAACCGCGCCACGTCCAGCCCCCACAGCACCGGCGCGCCAGGGTTCTGCACCACGTCACGGTCCACCGCGCCCTGCGCCAACTCAAGGCCGATCAGCGTGTCGTCGTCCGCCACCGGGAACTCGCCCAGCACGCGCACCCGGTAGGCGTTCGACCCCTCACCGTACCGGCTCGCCATCTCCTTGACGTAGTCGTCGCTGACCCGGGGCGAGTCCAGGCAACTGACGTGCAGGTTTTTCCATTCCCCGGAAAGGCGGTGGAAGGTGTCGTAGAAGTACCCCTGCGTCCGGGTGGGGTTGCCGAGCAGCAGCGTCGTCGCGTTGTGGCCGGACATCGAGCCACCCGCCGACTCGAAGACCGCCTCGGAAACA